GTTGTCGCCTGCTTGCAATCTAAACCTGCCTGCCCTTGCCCTGCCCTGCCTGCTTGCCCCCTGCTTGCTTTGCATTTGGTTAAATAGAGGAGTGGTTGACTAGATGAGTTACCCCAGGGTTTTAAATATGCGTGCGAATGTGTGAGTGTGTATCTACCCACATAAGTTTGCTAGGGGTCATTAAGTATTGTTTTATACTGGTTTTACCGATGGCGTAATAATATATAAAAATATATTGAAAATAAATGTCCAATAAGTGTCCTGCGGACACCTAATAGTATACTGTAGGGCAAAACAATGGGAGCCCTACGCTTAAGCAAAGACACCCCTTGGGGGGTGTCCCTAGTATAAGCCCTAACCTACGGCCTTCGCCTTGGGGCTTCAGCCTACGGTTAGGAAAGGAAAATGCAACGCTCCATCACTTCCGCGTTTGCTACTGCCTATGGAAAGAAAAAGAACTACTGCTGCATCCCATAAGTCGGATGCCATAAAAAAGCAGATAATAGAATTTTTAATGGAAGGCTACTCAGTAGTCAAAGCCTGCGATGCTGTCGGGCGAAGTGTTAAGACCTATGAATACTATCGTAAGGTGGACCCTGAGTTCGCTCTACAGATAGACAAGGTTCGGTCCATGACCGCCAGAGGAGAACTCCAGACTGGTACCATTGCGGTACCACCCTTCCCAGAGTTTTCATCTAAGTACCTAGGGGTAGATGTCTTTACCCATCAGAAACACTGGATTGATTTATTGGAAGGTACCACCCCTTCCGAAATACACCCCTCAATTATTTATGAGCCTGGGGACCCTGATTTAATTATTGTTAATACCCCACCTGAGCACGCAAAGTCTACGACTATTACAGTCAACTATGCCCTATACCAGATTTGCCGTAACCCTAACATCCGTATCTTGGTTGTATCCAAGACACAGGCTATGGCGCAAAAGTTCCTGCTCTCCATCAAGAACAGACTCACCCATCCTCGTTATCAGGACTTACACCTCGCCTTTGGACCTCCAGGCGGATTTCAAAAAAACTCTGATTCGTGGAAGCAGGACTTAATTTACTTATCATCAGAAGCAAGAGACTCTGGTGAGAAAGACCCTACCGTACAGGCCATTGGTATTCGTGGCCATATCTACGGTGCTCGTGCTGACCTAATCATCATGGATGACTGTGTTGACCATACCAACGCCCATGAGTATGAAAAACAAATTGACTGGATTCAATCTGAAGTAATGTCCCGTATTGATAATGACGGAGGCAAGTTACTTGTTGTAGGCACACGCCTTAGGCCAAAAGATTTATACTCCGAGTTACGCGACCCTATGCGTTACCCTGATGAGAAATCTCCATGGACTTACTTTGCTCAGCCTGCGGTTTTAGAATTTAAAGATGACTATAAAGACTGGGTAACCCTTTGGCCTAAAACCAATATGCCACCCGTATCGGGCAAAGGTATTCCAGATGAAGATGGATTTTATGTTAAATGGGATGGCGAGGCTTTATCTAAAAAGCGTAGTCGTATGTCTCCTAATCTTTGGGCCATGGTTTATCAGCAACAACATGTACATGAAGATTCAGCCTTTCCAGTTGAGGCTATTAAAGGTGTTATCAATGGCGCTCGTAACATTGGAACAATACCCAAAAACAAATCTGGTAACCGTCTTGAAGGTATGGATGGTTTAATTGTAGTTGCAGGTCTTGACCCAGCAATGTCTGGCTATACTGCAGCAGTTTGTATTGGTGTAGATATTGCTACACAAAAAAGATATTTACTTGATGTCTCTAATGAAGCAGGCATGAAGCCTGATGCTATTCGTCAGTTAATAAAAGACTGGACAGACAAGTATCAAATTTCTGAGTGGCGTGTTGAAAAGAATGCATATCAAGCAATGCTTACCCAGGACCGCGAGGTACGGGAATACCTATCACTAAGGGGTGCAACTCTTAAAGAACACCATACAGGAAATAATAAATGGGATACTGATTTTGGGGTTGCATCCCTTACAACATTATTTCATGGGTATGAAGAAGACAAGAACTTAATTGAGTTTCCTTCCACTCACATGTCAGAAGGATTAAAGGCTCTTATTGAGCAATTAGTTACTTGGTATCCAGATGCACCAAGAAGTCAGAAGACAGACTGCGTTATGGCATTTTGGTTTACCGAACTTGCTATTAGAGACCGCATCGCTAATGCAAATTATTTTGCTCGTTCCCATCGTACAACAAGTATGTTCCATACTAGATACGATAAATCAAGGCAGATAAATGTTGATTTGTCTGATTATGCTCACAACTAAGATAGGAGGTAAATGTGCCACTTTCCATAGATGAAATTAAAAATACTTATGACCGTTATCGCAGAATGTATAATGACCGCGACCAGCGCATGAATCAAGTGTTACAAGTTCGTCAAGGCAAAATGCGTGATGTTTACCCAGATTTATTTCCAGATGGTCCCTTTGAAAATCCTATCGTTGCAAATATGGTTGACATTGCTGCCAGAGATTTATCAGAAGTTATTGCTCCACTACCAGGTTTTAGTTGTACATCAACTTCCATGGTTTCAGATATTGCTCGTAAAAAAGCAGACAAGCGTGGCGAGATTGTAAACGGTATTGTTGACTTTTCTGATTTACAATCACAGATGTTTACTGCTGCTGATAGATATGTTACTTATGGTTTTGTTCCAGTACAAGTTGAAATTGATTTTGAAGAACAAATGCCACGCATTAGATTCTTTGATTCATTAGGTTGCTATCCAGTAATTGACCGCCATGGCAAAGTAACTATGTTCTTCCAAAGAATGCAAAAGCCAACTGAAGAACTTATGGCGCAGTATCCAGAACTTGCTCACTTAATTTACGACAAAAATGTATCATCATCAATGTCTGAAATTGTGCGTTACCATGATAAAGACCAAGATGTTTTATTTATGCCCAACCGTAACAACTTAGTTTTAGACCGCGCTACAAATTTAATGGGCGAGGTATTAATCCGTATAGTTAAACGCCCATCAATAGATGACCAATCTCGTGGTCAATTTGATGATGTACTAGCAATCCAAGTAGCAAAAGCAAGATATGCACTTCTTGCTCTTGAGGCGGCAACTAAATCAGTTCAGGCACCGATTGCGATGCCTCAGGATGTTAGCGAGTTAGCCCTTGGACCAGATGCAATTATGCGTTCCAGCAAACCTACAGAGATTCGTAGAGTGCCGCTTGACCTACCTGGTAATGTGTTCGCACAGTCACAGGTTCTTGAAAGTGAGTTGCGTTTAGGTTCAAGATTCCCAGAAGTTAGAACTGGTAATTCAGATGCCTCTATCGTTACAGGCCAAGGAATTAAGGCTCTTATGGGTGGCTTTGATACACAAATCAAAACTGCTCACTCAATGTTTGCTCGTGTCTTTACTGAGTTATTAGCATTATGTCTTAAGGTAGATGAAAAAATATTTGCTAATACCGACAAAGAACTTGCTGGTATTTACAATGGAACTCCTTACAACATTAAATACAAACCAAGCCGCGATATTGCTGGTGATTACACTGTAGATGTTCAATATGGACTTATGGCTGGTTTAGACCCAAACAGAGCATTAGTGTTTGGATTGCAGGCTCGTGGAGATAAATTAATCTCTCGTGATTTCTTGCGCCGTCAAATGCCTTTTTCTTTTAATGCTACTCAAGAAGAACAAAAAGTTGAAACAGAAGAATTACGCGATGCTATGAAACAAGCAATCGCTTCTTATGCACAAGCAATACCTGCCCTTGCATCGCAAGGACAAGACCCATCCGACATACTCCGCAAACTTTCTATGGTAATTAGCGAGCGCCAAAAGGGAACTGTTATTGAAACAGCAATCCAAAAGGCGTTTACGCCTGAGGTTCCCGCCCCTGCTGCTAATGCCCCTGCGACAGTAAATCCAGCCTCTGGTATGCCAGGTGAGGCCGCGGCAGGTGGCGCGGGTTTACCAATGGGCATGAGTGAAACTGGTCGTATGCAGGGTGTTGCACCTGGACAAATAGCCCCAGGTGGTCGCCCCGATGTTCAATCTCTCCTAGCCTCATTAGGTCAAGGTGGGCAAGCAAACCTACAAGCAACAGTCGCAAGACGGATACCAGTATAGGAAAGGAGAATAACCATGGCTAAGTTCGGAAATCCAGTTATGCCTAAGAATCAACCAGGAAAAGGCAGCAAACCTGCTAATCAAGGTAAAGCAGGCAAAGCACCCGTGCAACAACCAACAAATGCAGGAATGCCAAAGGCCTCAAAGCCTGGCGCATCTGTAACAATGTTGAGCAAGCAACCTAGTGGTACTCGCGGAAGCAAGTAATTATTGAACCTGAGCATGTTTTTAAACTGCTCAACAACAATGCTCTTATAGCAAAGGAATAAAATGGCAGACGAAGCAGCAAATAATTTTAAAGTATCCGCAGTAGGCGGAGCAGGTAGTGCAGGACAACCAGCGCAATACATGTCTGGTGGCGCTTACGGTGAAGGCCAAGAAAATATGGACCTTCAAACTGCTGCAAAAATGAATAAGTCTGGTGTTCAAATTCCTAAAGGTGTTGGACAAAATGCACCAACAATGAATATGGGTGAAAGCGTAACCCCATTAAATGCTTTTACAACAGAACCTGATGTGCACCCAGCAAATGGCGCAGCACTTGGGCCTGGTCAGGGACCAGAAGCACTTGCATCTACAGGAATGTTAGATATGCAAAACAATGAAGACATGATGAAATTAAAAGCAGTTCTTCCTATTTACAAAGCGTATGCAGAAACCCCAAATGCTACAAATGCTTTTCGTAACTTTACTCGCTGGGTAGATTCTCAATAATGACATGGACAGACACCCTTGGTAAAGTAGCAAAAAATGTTGTTGACTTTACTGGCATTCCAGGACTTATGCATGACATGTCAAATGTTTTGTCTAATGATGACCCATGGTATGTAGATGGAATTAACCTTGTTAAAGATGCTGCCAAAATTGGAACTACTCCAGTTCGTGGTGCGGTAAAAGGTTTACTTACAGTAGGTCAAAAGTCTTATGAAGCGGGCGGTGTTGTACGCCAAAAGATGGAAGAATCTTTACTTGATACACCTTTAATGTATAACAAGTTTAAAAATTCTGGTGAATCATTTGATGATTACCGTTTGCGTGTTGCTGCAAATAAAGACCAAATTTCTTTAGGCCAAGCAACCCTTTCAATTTTATCTCCAGGCAAGAATGTTGCAGAACGCAGTGGTTGGTTTGCTGATGCTCTTGATAATAACCTTAAATTCCTATCTGCTGGTTTTGATTTGTTTAATGCTGAGGACCGTAAGACTGCTTTCTCTGACCAATACACAGGAAAGTTTCTTAGCGGTGCAGAAGATTTAGTTGCATCAACAGTCATTGACCCATTGACCTTTACTGGTTTCTTGGGCAAAGGCGCAGTAATTGCATCTAAAGGTTTGCAATACGAAAATATTAATGGCAAATTATCTCGTGCAGTATTTGGTAGATACGCCATGACTAACGAAAAAATGGATAACATTTTAGAACGCACTTTAAAAGGTGAAACTCAGGCTACTAAAGATGTTGATTTCTTAGCGCAAACAGATGCTAAAGGTCAGTATGGTTACTGGAAAGAAAAAAGAGTTACCAATCCAGATGCCATGGCTTATATGTTTGGCAAAGTTGATAACAAGCAAGATGTAATTTCTTTGTTCCGTGCTCTTATGAATAAAGAGCCAAAGGCTATGGCTGAAATTGCAGAAAAAGATTCTGAAATGGCAGTAATGCTAGACAGCACATTAGATGTTTCACATCCTAATCGCCAAATGCTTGATGGTAAATTAGAGGGAGATGTACTTACAACTCCTGACTACAATCATGCAGTTGGTTCAATAATTCAAAATTTAAAAGATTCAGACCCAGCCTTCCTTGAAAAATTTAATGAAGTTGCCACTGGTCGCCCATTTACTTACGGGTTTGAAAAGAAGTTTTTACAAGAATCACGCTTTGGTGCTGTTAATAAGGCTACAAAAGCCGCTGCTCGCACATTTGCTGAGCCACAGGCCGTAACATTTCTTAAGACATCACTACATCCAGTCATAAAGATTGGTCATTTCTTCAAAGAAGAATTACCAAGTGGTGTATTTAATGTTAATGATGCAAACTCATACACAGAATTTAACACATTCCTTCGTCAAACAAACGATTTATCAGGTGGCAAGTTCCGCGAAACATCCAAAGGGTTGGCTGATGAGTATTTAGCAGCAATAACTCCAAACGAACGCTTAGATGTAATTAAAAAATCAGAGCGTTTAGCAATTAATACTT